GTCACAAGTAATATTTGCAGTCCCGCCCGTTCCCGTGAGAGTGACCGTATCTACTCTTTGATGTTTTGTAGTTATATATGCAGCTAATGACCCTTTAAACTGTTCAAGGTTATTATCAATTCCCGTTCCCGCATCCCCTGTTTTGGGACAGTCTCCCAGGATCATATCATGTTCCTTTTCCTTACCATTAATGGCATTTGTCTTTTCCCATTTATGCTCAATAATATTCGGTTTTTCATTATAAAACTTATAATACGGTTCTACATGCCGTCTTATCCATTTAAAAGGCCAATGTTCTGCATAAATATATCTGAATACTCTTTTTACTGTTATTGTATCATTTGTTACTACAATTTTTACATTGCGGATTCCAAAAGATATGGCATATGTATCATCAGGGGCATAGAACCGGATCGTATAAGGCCCGACCGCATCAACCCCGGTTGGAATCAGCTTTCTATAAGTGATCCATCCACTGTCACCGTCCGCAACATCCTGAGTAATGACCTGATCAACAGCAGCCCCGGCTTCCCAGATTGCATAACTGAAATCAGTCTTCTTGAAATAAACAGTCCCGGCATTATTCGCTAATCTGAAATAAGCTGACTGATCCGTACGTGTTGCCCCGCTTCTATTGAACCATTGATATTCAAATTCCAGACACATAACCGAAGATTCGAGTACAACAAAATCCCAAAATGACTGATAAATATAATGATCCAGTGTCGGATAGTTATTAACTCCTGTAAGGACAACACCTTCGGATTCCGGGGATGCGGCTCCAATAGGGTAAATCTCACCAACGGCAATAGCTTCCCTTGTCCAGTTCTCTGCATCCCAAACAGCAATACCGCCGCCCGACCATTTATCCGGACTAAATTGCCAGTTTCTTATCCAGCTATCTCTATAACCGTAATCTTGAAAAATAGTCACTTTCTTTGCCGGATCTTGTATCATAACAATTCCCCCCGGTACCTGCTTCATATCCGAGGAATGTGCGGCACGACTGATGTATTTTTGAGGAGTGAGGGAGATAGATGTCTTTGTCGTGGCTGCCGTGAAATACCTGCCGTAAACAGTTGCGCCGGTCATCTCAACCACACGGTTAATACAGAAGATTCCGTTTTTCTGTTTTATGCAAGCTCCGTATTTCTTTAACAGCTCCTGTAATACTTCGTAACAATACATTCCCTCAAAAACATCCACATCGATCTTTACCTGGTCAAACGGGCTGTCTCCGGTGCCGTCATCCATTGACTCCTCATAGATATTTATGTATTCTTTGAATTCCGTGTAACCAATCTTTGCGAGTATATCAAGTATGATCTGGCTCTCCAGCTTGCGCCCGGTGTAAGGTATGCCACTGTCATCATATTTTATATCCTTCAGGAATACCAGGCCGCAACTTGCATTGACAAGGACGGGATAGGGAACATCTTCATAAGGCTCTGCAAAGTCCCCACAGTTCACATAACCGACAAAATATAGTGTTGCGCCATAGTAATCCTCAACTTTGAAATGCATGTCCTCAGTAGCGTATAGATCGGCCAGGGCAAAGTTTGTTGATGAAAAAACTTCTGATTTGCAATTAGTCTCATGAATAGGCTCGAATAAATCATCAGAATCAGCAAGAAGTTCAGGAACTAAAGGCATTCCCGTTGCGGTAAGATTTGTCAGACTACCCCCGAAGGCATCTTCATAAATCTTCCGTGTCCAGAGTACACCCCTTTCGTCTTTATGCTCGATTCGATATTTTTCGACCCACGCCATTTATGCCTCTCCGTTACGCCTCATAACTGTGATTAAATCTTTGCCAGATATTTTAAACTGAAGTTCTCCACCTGGCAACCCCGGACTCATACCAATCGGTGCAGATCCCACCGCATTACCAACATTAGCCCCGCCTCCGACTGATGCTCCGCCGGTAAATCCCATGAATGCCTTAAATGTACCTGCCTCACCTCCAGTAATAATATTAAGTATTGCCCATAGAACTGCTTTAGCTGCCATTTCAGAAAGCATTCTATTTATTCCTGCAAGTATATTATCTATCATTCCCTGGAATCCTTCTCCTGTCTTTGAGAATAATTCCTCAAATGAATTAGAAAGCAATCCAATTGCATCATTTGTATCAAGAAGTCCTTTTGTCAGGGATTCAACTGTTTGAATGGGAAGTACTGTTTTAGGAGGACCCGCTAATCCGGGAGTTGCTCCAAATGAAGGCAATCCAAGATGACCTGTTTCAGCAGTAAATCCTTTTTGCCTGCTTATGCTTACAACTGCCTCTCCCTGCTCTTTTAATAACCCGGTTGTATAGCGAAGCAATGAATTATACCGTTCCTGGGCTGAAATATTTGCAGTGTTAAACTCAGTATAAATCTTGAAAAGTTTAGGCATAACGTCTTTCTCGCCTTCTTTTTGTAATTGTAAGTACTGAGCATAAAGATCGACTGATGCTTTTGTGAATCCGGTTTCTCCCATAACTGTACCGGCCATTTTTGAAAATGGCGTTCTTGCACTCCAGGATTTTTGGGCTTCAGCAAATGCAGCACTCATTTTCTTAATCGTCTCCTCATCCCACCCGGAAATAGCTTCAAACATTTCCTTTGCCTTGTCAGCAGACATCTTATTACGATCTTCCCACCCCTGCTTCTCAAGATCAAATGTCAGCCTGGCAAAGCCCTGGGTTTTTTTCAATATCCCCTCTTCAATTTCCAGTATCTTAGCAGCAGCTTCTTTGCGCGCGCTAACGCTAAGTGTTTGATTTCTTAATATCTCTTGAAATTCAGTACTTTCACCCCGCTTTGTGGTTGTCAGGTATTCGGTATATGCTCCGATATCCCTGAGTCTGTCAAGTTCCTCGGTTAGTTTTTTAGCTGCTGAGAATGCATCTGTTATATCACTGATGAAATTTTTAAAGTCTCCAGAAGATAGTTTATTAAAAAACTCAAATACAGCTCCTTTTGCGCCACCAATGGCAGCAGTGAATTTATCCGATAAAGCCTCAGAAGCGTTTATGATTTGTTTCGTAAATGCGATGATAGCAGTAAGAGTAAATAAAGCTCTGAGTTCCGAACCAGCTTTTTTAACAGTTGCACTGAATTTATTTACTGATCCTTCAGCTCCCCGTAATGTATTGTCGAGTTGTGTTTTGTCGCCGGTTATGCGTACTACTAAATTTCTTATCCAACTCATTTACAATTCATTTTACTAAGTAACTCCTGCCTGATTGCCTCCAGTTCTTCTGGGGATGTTTGCAGTTCTTTTTTTTGTTTTTCAATCGCTCTTTCGTCATCCTTAATCTTGTATATCGCTTTTGAATTCTGCGGCTTATCTTCTCTTTTTATATTTGGGTTCCCTGCTATTTCTACAAAGGCAAGTTCTCTCATCAGCCATGCCGTATTCCTTTCCCAGTTCCTCCAGTATCCTTCAGCCGCTTTGTTAAACTCGTACAATGTTGAATACCGCCATCTTTTAAGTGTCCATCCCAATTCTCCCAGCGCAAAGGACCGGAGTTCATTAAGCGTTATTTTTTTTTTAATTCATCTTCAATCTTTTCAACCTTTTGCCCCTCAAGATACCCCATGAGTTTTTTGATCTCATCCATGAATTTTTCCTTTGTTTTTGAAGACATATACTCGGACCAGATAAACGCATGTGTTTGAGCATATTTCGGCTTTCTGTAAAGAGTCATACAGGCTGCCAGGTATCCATTCCATATAATTGATCGGTAAACATCTGTGGCATCTTTACTGGTTGAAAATAACTGCCCGAACTCAACTCCCAAATGATCGCAGGTCATCTCAAGTGTCATAATCTTAAAAAGAAACGGCACTTCCTTTTCCCGGAATAACCATCCTTTCTTAAAAGGCATTCTCAGGCGAACAATATCAGTTTTCATGTTTTGAAAGTATAAATACTTGACAGAGTAAAATTGGCAGCCCCGGTATTGGTTATCCGAAGTGAAGCCGAAGCATCCGTTCCTGTACAGGTCAGAGTGATAATATTCAGTCCCGCCGTAAGTGCCGCCTGGTTGCTGATAAACGCAGAAGTATTATCCCATATTCCCATACTTGGAGCCTCCCCGGAGTTAAGAGTAAGAAATACCGCAACTTTAATTACATCAGCGATTGTCACAGAAATAGTATTACTGTTCGCATAGGCTGTTCCGGCAGCATTAATGGCAGATGTAACGGCAATACCTGAGATTGTGAACGTATCATAATCTGTACCTCCTGCATCCGGATCAGTGATAAGGCTTGCTGAAGTGCCTTTAAGCTGGTAAAGATTGCCATTGACTTTCATATTCCCTGTTAGTGCCGAAGGCTGTTCCATATCCCCTGTCAGGGAAATTGAACTTACATCAACCTCTCCGATCAGGGGAAAGCTGATCCCCCCGACAATGACCATTAATAGTGAAGATCGCCCGGTTATATATGTCAATAGATCTGCAGCTGATTTTCCGGTTGTGGAAAACAGCGCACTGAATCCGACCGTTGCATTGAGAAAGCCGGCATCACTGAGATGCTCCGCCCATCCTGCCGATTCTTTATTGCTGGCATCAGGCAGGTCATGGTCCACGTTGATATTAAGGCCCCGCTGTAAAGCTATGGCCTCTCCATCAGCGTAAAGAAGTACTGAGGTTCCGTTTATCTTTGCCATTTTAAATCGCTGCTAATGCTCCATTACCCTTTAAAGACGCCGTCCAAGCCGCCGGTTGCTCCATATCGCCGGTAAGCGAGAAATTACGGAATGTTCCGTTACCTGTCCAGCCTGCCGTACCTGTTGCCCCGTCTGTAGTGAATTTGATTACTGTATCTGCTGACCGGGCAATGATAGCTGCAAGTATCTCATCAGGAGTCATTCCCGAATCTGCCTCATCATACTTCCCTGACAATGTTATTTCCCAATCCCTTGCACCGTTTATGTGTTCCAACCAACCCAAAGACTCTTTTGTAGAAGCATCCGGGAGATCGACATTTACATTGAGAGATGCATTTGTCTGATGCAGCAATCTGTCTGACCCTGATATTACTGCGTTTAATGTTCCGTTTAATTTCGCCATAACATATTGAATTTGTATTAATTATTCCATATAAAAATTATAAATATCAACTAATCGAATTCGTGAGATTCCCGCATCAGCCATTTCAGTCAGAGGTACCAATGATTCATGGCTGAATATTACGAGCGTTCTGTCCCCGCATGAGAACACAGTTGATTTAGTTGCTTTCAATAATCCTCTCACAACACCAAGTATGCCCTGCGCTTTCTTTCTGCCCGCCCTCTCTATGCTCTCATCCACGACAATGACTTGAACTGTGCCGTAATAATCAAAGCTATCTTTTGTTCCGTCCTCGCCTTGTAAAATATCTCCAATCAAAACGTAAGTGACCGCAGGAGTTTTTGGCACTGATTTGTAAACCGGGTAAGTCGTACCTCCATAGGTCACGTTCCCATTCAGTACCGTGAAAATTCCGTTTGCCAGGTCATAAGAAATGTCCGTTAAGGATGTACTCATTTAATCTTGTTTAATTCCTCCGTTACTCTTTCGGGTAAAAGCTTATCCTGTTTAACCGCTGCATAACCCAGGTACGAATCTGCACTGATATATTTTGTCCCAAACTCAATGAACGGTGCGTATTCGACATTTGTCCCGGTCACTGCTTCGGTTTCTCCTATTGTCTCATTAAGTGATCCATTATAATTTTCGCCTTTATTATCTTCGTAACTGTATGTTTGTCCTTGTTTTGTCTCTGAATGAATACTTGCAAACAATCTTCCGGTAATGATATGCCCGTCAGCTTTGAGTTTCTTTTTTGCATCAGTCTCAACAGCTAGGGCAGTCCTGTCAACAGCCTTTTTGATAGCCTTTTTTGAATCCTGACCGTACTTCTCAAAATCAGCGATCAACTTCTCAATTCCGATAACTACTGTCTTTACAAATGGATTCATTGATTCGTTATTATTGTTTCCCAAACTATTCTATTAAGGTGTTACTAATACTTTCCCTCCAATAACATATACTTTTCCATCTTTATATAATACCTGACTTGTACGAAACGTCATCTGATTTCCGTATGCTGTGCCTATTTCATTTGTAGCATAAGCCCGCACATAATAAGCTGCATCACGTGAAAGTCCCGTCATTTGTGAATAGAATATTCCAGTTCCGGTTCCATCCTCTGTTTTACTGTCTGCCGTTGTGGGTGTCCCGGTTGTATTCCAGCATACACCTCTTGCACTGACCGTTCCACCTCCCGCATCATAAACATTTCCCCCACTAATAGCAGTTGTTTCTGTTTGCCAGTAAGGTCTAAACGTACTTAAATCAGAAAGTACCAATGGTTCTTCGGAATCTTCCTGTACGCTATACTGAAACGCACCTAAATCATCTCCATATCCTTCATCTGTTCCTTCACCACGAGCCTGTGATGTTTCCGATAAATGCAAAAATTTATTATAACAAACATTATCGGGAAATGAACCATCCGTCTGACGTGGTGCGATAAGTCCTGCTGAATCAAGTGAGATAAAATCTGAAGGTGCAATCGTTATTCCCGGAGGATCATCCCAACTATTTGTTACATGAGTATAAAGCGCACCTGATTGTATATAAATATTCCCAGATTCATTCCTATAAGATATGTTATTTTTAACTTCTCGTTTTAATTCCTGTTCATCAGTGCCAACGGTATTACGAAATGAGAAACCATATGCGCTTGCGCCACCCTGATAACCGTTACGATAAGATGTATTGTTATAAAATTGCTGATAATGAGCGGGTGTACCACCATCATTTGTGTCAAATCCGCTTCTCCGATTATATGCGGCAATACAGTTTACGATTTTACGTTTCACCTGACCATCATATGTTGCCGAAATCCATCCAGTTTTCCATCCCCATCCCTCTCCCTGTAATTTGCCATTTCTGAAAGACCAACAACTATCACATTCTACGTAAGAATAAGAACCGAATGAAAAACCCTGATCTCCATTATCCCATGCCCTGCATCTTTTATAATAAACATGATAATCCAGTTGTTTAGAATTGCCATTAGTAAACCCACTACCATCATTGCCCGGAAGTACCGGAGATAGCCTATCATTACAATCATAAGCATCACAATCAATATAATATAATTCATCACATGGATTTGTATTAATCGTACTAAATCCATTCCCGTCAATATGATAAGCTACACAACGCTCAACTGTGATATTATTGCTATAAGAAAAATAAAAAGCTCTTGATAAAGCTGGATCAGCCGGATTATCCGATAACTGGTTAAGATTTCTGACAGTTATACCAATAAGATGTACATAATTGCAAGTTAAAAATGAAATTCCATATTTTGTAGTTGTCGGCCCCGTTATAACATCATCAAAATCTATTATCGGTACTTCATTTTGATAATTTGATATAACTATTTTATTGATAGCAGTACCACTTTTGCCGGTTAATGAATAACCAGCTCCATCATTACTTGCAGGAACCATATAAACACCCCCCCTGAGAAATGCAGTATCTCCGGCAACAACAACACTAAACGCTTTACCTATTGTCGCCCAAGGAGCTGCAAGCGTACCCGCATTGGCATCATTTCCAGCTGGTGTTGCTGTCGTAGGTGCAATATAGTACGTTGCGGCCTGTAATGAAACAGTAAGCAACCAAAATAATATTATGATTAATTTTTTCATTGTACACCAAATCCTATTTCATCAGCAAAAATTTCTGTAACCGTATTAATTGCGGCAGCTTCATCAGCATGATATATTTTATCAAAAATTATAAATAATGAAAACGTATTAGTTGAATAAACAGCATGATTGGCACATCTTAATATATTCATGTCCGAATCGGGAATGCCACTTGAGACATCTGTATCTGTTCCGATTACCGCACCATTTCTATACAATGCACAAGCATTAGAAGCAGATCGTGTCAAAAGAAATAATCCATTGCCAACTGCGTTTGACCCTGTCATTGTCGTAGTAGTAACAGTATTTGTCCTTGCAGTAAACTCATTTGATGTATTTCGTGGAACAAGTGAAAACCTATCGGTTGTTCCTAAATTATAAGCACCAAAAACATTTGCCGGTGTCTCCTGTTGATTGGTAAGTAAATAAATACCTACAGTCATGCTATTTTGTGAACTATGAACCGCATCAGTAGAAGAATTAAATGATGACCATATATAGTCAGCAGTACCATTCCCTGTATATCCTAAACTTGGTGTCCATTCCGTTGCCGAAACATTAACCGCATATTTTGTGGGATCATTCCACCACATCAGGGCTTCATTTGCACTATTAACATCTATAGCCGGAACTAATATTAGATCACAACGATCTAAGACACTTGTACCTCCTGACCAGTAATCTATTGTATCTAAAGCAGTAATCCAGGCATTACAAGCATTCGCAACCGCCTCGGATGGCTTACTTGTATATCCGTCATAGACTGTCTGATAAAATGAATGATAAGGTGCTGCTGCCGGTGTCAAGGCCTGCCAAAGTACTGTATTTGATGCTTCAATGATAATCTCATCATTTGTTACAAATACAGGACAAAAAATAGATTCCCCCGTTGCAGGGTCAAATCGAAAGCCCGGTATACCATTAGGCACTCCCGTTGTGTTTTGCCATTGACGTAAACCCTCCCGCCATACTTTTAGATTATAATTTGCTATTCTCGGATCGGTATAAATTGAATCTCCCGCTGTTGGTGCATTTGCAGTAACGTCTACTATAAATGATGTTATGTAATTAGTCGGGTCAATAATCGTACCCGGAACCCAGTTTATATCATCACTATTAACTACCGCATCAAATTCGCCAGAAACGGCTGCATCGGTAAGTGTTGCAGTTGTTGCCGTAACCGTACCCGTAGTAACTGATGCACTTTCAAATGTTCCGGCGATATCCACGTTTTCAGCATCGGCATCAGAATAGGGAACCTTTTGTGACATCATATAACCAGTCCCATAACTATTTGGTGCAGGTATATTAGATGAATCAGCTAAATTAACTGCTTCAGAAGCCAATATATAAGGCAAAAGCATTGCCGTTGTATCGGTTTTAGTAAGCTTTAATGCTACATCTGTATCCTTTGAATAAGGTAATAACATTGCCGCCGTATCAGTTCGCTGGATATAAGGAACTAACATACCGGCCGTATCATTCCTGTTAATATAGTTTGTCAGCATCGAAGCAGTATCTGATCGGTTAACATAGGGAGTTAGCATTGTTGCCGTGTCGGTTGAAGCAATGATCGTACTTGTCACACCCGGTAAAGTGATAACTGCACTTCCCGCAGCTGCCGGAGCTTTTAGGGTTGCCACCCCGGATGTAAGTCCTTCAATTCTTATCGGAACATGGAACTTAATATCCTTTGTGACATATACCGAGTCCTTATGATTGACCTTGCTGTTTAGCGGAGCCCAGCCCGTTCCTGTTTGAGCTATACAGGCAGTTGTAAAGATTATTGAGCAGATAAATACCAGTAGTTTTTTCATCAGTATATGATTTTA